CATAATGAGATTCTATAATGGTCATTATGGATTACTAGATAATTTATTCTAGTTGACTAGGATATTATAATATTATATAATAGACACAATGGCATCTAATAGAATCGTTAAATGTGATAAATGTGGGCGGGAAATCGAAGTAAGATCAGGTTTTGCTCATATGACTCTATCTAATCATCAGAGAAGCTGTAAGTAGAAAAAAATTTTTTATTAACATTTAATAGAATCTTAATTTAGATCGGAAAACAACAATGGCTTTAAATTGCTATACATACAAAGTAGAAGTAACTGTAAACGTCTTGGCAGAATCAGAAGAAGACGCTATTGCTAAAATGGATCAAGGTCGTGGAGATGTTGCATCTACAGAAAAGACTTTGATTAATACTGTAGTAATTACAGTTGACTAAGAATAATACATACAACTTAATTTTTTAAAAAACGGGGTAAACTAAGAATCTTTCTTTGCTACAATTAAGCCATAGTGCTCTATATTGTAGGTATTATCTAAGATGAAAGCTGAAAAGCTCTCTATTGCCCGCCAGAAGGCTTATTTGGCGCAGTACATTAGGGATCTTAAAGAGAAATCTCCATGCTTGGACTGTAAAGAGTATTATCCATATTATGTAATGGACTTTGATCATGTCAGGGGCAAGAAGCAAGCAAATGTTATGGAGCTTATACCTACCCTGTCTAAAAAGAGGATAGATCAAGAAATTGCTAAGTGTGAGGTCGTCTGCTCCAATTGTCATCGAATTAGAACTCATAATCGTAAAGCTAATAAACGTAAACCATAGTATATAAAGCAGTTGACTAGAATATAGATATATTTAATACAATAGAACTATTTAATTCTATGTTGATATATTGGGCTATATGGGATCCAAATTATATATATGGGTAATGTTAAACATGTTTCTTCTACCGCCGCACTTTTTTTCGGGCGCACTTTTAAAATCGCACTATATTTAGTATAATTGCTTAATTGGTCTGTAGCTCAGATGGTAGAGCACCGCACTGTTAATGCGGGTGTCGCAGGATCGAGACCTGCCAGACCAGCGTTACTCAGTACTGTATTGACAAGATTCGATACTTGGTATACAATCGAACTATGAGGCATAAAGATAATATAATAAAACTTAGGGCCGAAGGCAAAACATATAATCAAATAGTAGAAATGTTGGGCTGCTCCAAAGGCACCATCGCATATCATCTAAGCGAAAGCGTAAAGGTTAACTATAATACCCGCCGAAGAAGTTATAGGCGTGTAATTGATAAGCACATTAGAGAATACAAAGAATCCTTTGGCTGCATTGACTGTGGCGAAAAATACCCGTACTATATGCTTGACTTAGATCATATATCGGACAATAAAGACTTTAGTGTTTCTGCTTATAGAAGCCATACTTCAGACATTGAGATCATAAAAGCAGAGATTGCTAAGTGTGAAGTTGTTTGTGCTAATTGCCATAGAATAAGAACTTATCAAAGATCTGGTAGATCTTAGATTCTTAATCCTGCCAGCGGTGAAAGTAATCGTAGTAAATATTTTGGGTTCGTATAATGGTAGTACGCCAGGTTCCGAACCTGTAAACGAAGGTCCGATTCCTTCACCCAAAGCTTCCCCAATAAAGAACAAATCCCAATCAGAGGCGGATCCGATTGGGACTTGCTGCGCCTAAGCGCATGCACGAAGAGCAAAATTGGTGGGATGCATCAATTCGTGCAACCCTAAGTATTACATGTAATATTCTTTAAGTCAACTACTTTTCTTGATTTTCTTCTTGTGGTGTAAAAGATGGAGCTGGTCCTAATAGGTATCCAGCGTCATGATATTCAACCATCTTGGAAGTATCCTCTGGTCCAACTATCTTATTTGACATCAGTGTTAGTAAGTCATAAATTCTATGTAGCATAATATAGGTAACCATTGGTAGGTTATCTTCTATATTTTGTGAGGGTTCCTTTTCGTCACTCATTAGGTCTTCCTAGATCTTCCCAAAACTTTTCTCTGCCCATGGCATCTGTCTCTGGAATAGATCCGCCATCTGTCTGGGTATCTTCAATTAGTAGCCCAGCAGCAAGGTTAGGTCCTATTACAAGATCCTTGTGTTCATCGCAACGATTGTTAAAATCTACGCAAGCGCAAGCTTCCATTATTTGTCTCCTACTTCATCTACCTTTTTAGTAATTTTATCGTATAGTTCCATGCCTATAACATTTTTATAGGTGCAGGAAAGGCAGTATATGTATATAATATCATTTTCATCCATATTAGGCATTAAAGGGCCCTGATCCATTGGACAATCAAGTCTAGGAACAAGGCCCTTCTCTGCTAAAAGAAGGTACTTAGACACATACTGTATCTTCATGTACCTTCCTTTCTAATTTTAGAATTCCGCTAGGAACTCTTTGAATCTTGCCCCGTTAAGGGAAGACCATGATGACCAATCGGTTCCGCCTTTAGTCATATAATACGTTATCTCTGCATTTATTACTGGATCAAACAATAGGATGTTTGACTTTAATTCAAATTTTTCTTTACGATCAATGCCGAGTTCACCCAACATATTAATCTGAAAAATTCCGTAGGAACTGTCTCCAGTATTCCTGTTACCATTGTAAGCCATAGGCCTCGCATTGGATTCTGACTTAGCAATAGCCCAAGCCATTTTAAGGGCTTTTCCTTCAAAACCAACAGCTGATAAAAGTTCTTTTAGTTCTTTGTCTGTTAGATTCTCAGAAGGCTTGTACACAGTAGTGCTGTACTTCTCTAAGGTTTCTTTCTTTAGTTGTACCGTTGATTTAGGTGTTTCCACCGTCAAGGCTTGAGTTACTGTTGGACCAGGCTGGACAGTAAATAGAAACAATGTTATCATTCCTATATAAGACCAGTTGTGAGCAACATCGCTCAAACGTTCTTTGATTTTCTCCATTGGCATTTCCTCCTTTAGAGATAACGAACTATAATAGTAGCATTGGCGGTAAGTTACTGTCAAGTCAGTTGACTAGGAACATTAATGCATATTTCATATTACACGATACGGGCAGGCTTAAATCCAGCTGTCGGGTTTGGCTATGCTGGACAGAATATCGTAAGGACCCTTCAGGAATTAGGGCATAAAGTCGACTTTGCAGATCCCAAGGCTCCATTTCAATTAAACTTTACACAGCCTCATCATTATAAATTACATAGAAATCAATATCAGATAGGTTACACCCCGTGGGAGTCTGATAAGATTCGTGATGAGTGGAAAGAAAGAATGAACCTATGTGATGAGATATGGGCAACATCTGATTGGACTGCAGATGTATATAGAAAAAATGGAATTACAAGTCCAATAAAAGTTTATCCACATGGCATAGAACCAATTTGGGCTCCGTATAAAAGAGAAATAAAAGAAGATGGCGTTATTAAATTTTTACATATAGGAGAACCGTCTCCAAGAAAAGACGGTCAATTAGTTGTAGAGACATTCTTAAAACTATTTAAAGATAACCCTAAATATAAATTAACCATTAAGGCTCATGGAACTCATACATTAAGATTATATAACGATAGGGGAGAATTTGTTACTCCAGATAAAATATCAGATAATATTGAAATTATTACAGAAGAGTATTCTCTAGAGAATTTAGTTAGCCTTTATCATAGACATCATGTTCTTGTATACCCAACCTGGGGAGAAGGATTTGGGTTTATCCCATTTCAAGGACTTGCTACTGGTATGCCAGTAATAACAACTTATGATTGGGCACAGTATAAAAAATTCCTTGGTCCCCTCAAGTTAAAGTCAAGACTTACTGATGCAGAGACAGAAGGAGTTCCAAAAGCTGTAGGAGATCCACACCTTGGAAGCTTTTATAAACCAGATGCAGATCATCTATTAGAACAAATGTATTTTGCTGTGGATAACTTTAAGGCTATGTCTTCCTATTATTATGCTCAGTCGACTAAGATTCATGAAGAATACAACTGGATTGAGTTGACTAAGAATGCTTTTAATCATTTAGAAGAAAAATTCTCGTAAACCCTTCCCACGCTAAATAAAGTTTGGTAGAATTAGACTTCAACTAAAAAATATAAACCGCAAGGCGGAGAAAAGGTGTTATTTAAAAATGTCAAGAACTATTGAAAACCCATACGAAAACTTTATTGCTTTATCACGATACGCTAGATGGATCCCAGAAGATAACCGTCGTGAAACATGGGGGGAAACAGTAGACAGGTATTTTGACTTTATGGCTAATCACCTTAATGTAACTCATAACTATATTCCAGATGAAGATTTAATTAAAGAACTTAAAGACGCCGTTTACAATAGAAGCGTAATGCCATCAATGAGATCTGTGATGACTGCAGGTGCTGCATTAGATAGAGACCACGTTGCTGGATACAATTGTTCATTTGTCCCAGTAGATAGTCCAAGATCACTTGATGAGACCATGTATATTTTAATGTGTGGAACTGGAGTTGGATTTTCTGTTGAATATAAATATGTTAATAAGCTTCCTGCTATCCCAGATTCTTTTGAAAAATCAGATACAGTAATTGTTGTAGAAGACTCAAAGCAAGGTTGGGCTAAGGCTTATCGTGAACTTCTTGCGTTACTATGGACAGGGCATATTCCAGCAATTGACGTAAGCAAACTTCGTCCAGCTGGTGCACGTCTTAAAACTATGGGCGGAAGATCATCTGGCCCACAACCTTTGATTAATCTTTTTGATTTTACTATTGCAAAGTTTAAGTCAGCAGCAGGCCGTCAGTTAAAGCCAATTGAGGCGCATGACATTATGTGCAAAATTGGAGAAATTGTTGTTGTTGGCGGAGTACGTAGATCTGCATTAATTTCTCTTTCTAACATTAATGATATTGAGATGGCACAAGCAAAAACTGGTAATTGGTGGGAACATAATTCACAACGTGCCCTTTCTAATAACTCTGTTGCGTATTCTCGCAAGCCAGAGATGGAACAATTTATTGCAGAATGGAAATCTCTATATGATTCAAAATCAGGAGAACGAGGCATATACAATGTGGCCGCAGCTCAAGCCCAAGCAGCCAAATATGGAAGAAGAGATCCAGATATACACTACGGAACTAACCCTTGTTCAGAAATTATTTTACGTCCTTATCAGTTTTGTAATCTTTCAGAAGTCGTATTACGTGAAAACGATACAAAGAAAGATATTGAGAGGAAAGTAGAGCTAGCCACTATCCTTGGAACGTGGCAATCAACCCTAGTAGACTTTAAGTATCTTCGTAAAATTTGGAAAGATAATACTGAAGAAGAAAGACTGCTTGGAGTTTCCCTTACTGGTCAATTTGGACATAAGTTTATGTCTGGCAAAGAAGACCTAGTATCTTTAGAAGCATTCTTAATGTCAATTAGAGAAAAGGCAAGAGAAAAAAATAAAGAAGAGGCTGGGAAAATTGGTATTCCTGAGTCTGCAGCTATTACATGCGTAAAGCCTTCTGGTACAGTTTCTCAACTAGTTGGTGTATCTTCAGGGATGCATGCTTGGCATTCTCCATATTATATTCGTACAGTTCGTGGTTCAAAGGGAGATCCAATCTCTACATTTTTAAAGGAAGTTGGAATTCCAGTAGAAGATGATGTCATGAAGCCAAACGACACATACGTATTCTCATTTCCAGTAAAGGCACCAGAAGGCGCAATTATAAGAAATGACCTTACTGCTATTGAACACTTAAATATTTGGTTAGTTTATCAACGTGCATGGTGTGAGCATAAGCCATCTATTACAGTTTCTGTAAAAGAAGATGAGTGGATGGAAGTAGGTGCCTGGGTATATAAGAACTTTGATGATGTATCTGGCATTTCATTCCTTCCGCATTCAGACCATACATATAAGCAAGCTCCATATCAAGAGGTTAGCAAAGAAGAGTACGAAGACCTTCTTGCAAAGATGCCTAAAGAAATTCGTTGGGAAGACCTATCGTTTTATGAGACAGAAGATGGAACATCTGGCACACAGACTTTAGCCTGTACATCAGATGGCAATTGTGAGATTGTAGACATTTCTGCATAATAGGTATATAATAAAGATTGGGGTAACACCCAAAATTCCTGGGCGCAATGCCTAGAAATAGGAGGATCTACATGACAAAAGATCTTAAAAAGAACGGACTAGTAGAAATGCAAGAAAAAATTCTAGCAGCGCTAGCAAGCTATGGTCGTCACTTCTTAGGTGCGTCTATCGCCCTTTATATGACTGGAAATACTGACCCAGCAGATTTAATTAAGGGTGGAATAGCAGCATGCCTGCCAGTTATTCTAAAAGCTCTTAATAGTAACGAGCCAGCTTTTGGCTTTACAAAGAAGTAAAATTTAATAATAGATTGGGATTGCTCCTGTGCTAAAATAAGCATAGGAGTTTTCCTATTTTAGGAGATTTTAGCAAATGGCAGTCCAAAAGAATTTCGAAGTAGATCAAAATACTACTTTTACATTTATTGTCGAATATAAAGACAATAATGATTTGCCCATTAATTTAACTGGCGCAACCGCAAAGTTGCAGGTTAGAGATACAAAGGGTGGATCCAAATTATCATTTACTTTAACATCGCCTTCAGGCGGAATTACAATTGATGGACCTAATGGTCGGTTAACTTGTAAAATGACTCCTACTCAAACAAATAAACTATTTTACCCAAAGTCATCTTATGACTTAATGGTCACAGATACTAATCTAAATAAGATAAAGCTTATTGAGGGTTTTCTGACTTTGAGTAGATCGGTCACAATATAATGCCAGATATCATTAAGGTAGTAGAACAGAAAAATAAAGTTGTAATCGCCTCCCCTGGTCCACAAGGTCCTAGAGGTAGAACAATTCTTAATGGAACAACCTCTCCTTCCAATAACCTTGGGCTTGAGGGGGATTTTTATTTCAATACAACAACCAATGAATTCTATGGCCCAAAGCTATCAGATATCACATGGGTCGGAGCTAATAAAATCGACCTTGTTACAAAGGAAGATATAGCCTTTGTATACTCATGGGAATTGGCTCAAGTTGTAGGACCAGTAAATAGCGTCTATACCATAACAATAAACCATAATCTTGGTTTTTCTCCTGCCGTAACTGTAAAATCAAGCGCTGGAGATGTATTGGAAACTGGAATAGATTATAATAGTCTTAATACATTAACACTGACAATGGCTCAACCGTTTTCAGGGACAGCGTACCTGTCTTAAGGAGCATAGCAAATGGCAAGAAAATTTTTAGTTAGCGTTGATCTTAACAAAAATGAGTTAATCAATGCTCGAATTCACCACAACTCTGGCCCAGTATCTAGTCCTGTAACTGGTCAAGTTTATTATGACACATCGAATAACACGATGTACTACTACAATGGACTAGCATCACCAAATGGCCCATGGATGCCAATGTCAGGATCAACAGAAGTTATCCAAGATGTTATTGGCTCATCCGTACTTGCAGGCACAGCATTAACATCAACATATAATGATACTGCAGGAACTACAACACTATCCCTAAACAATACAGCAGTCACTGCTGGTTCTTATGGATCACAAACAAAGATTCCTACCTTTACAGTAGATGCCCAAGGTCGTTTAACAGCCGCAGGCGAAGTAGACGTAGCAACAACACTTACAATTTCAGATGATACCTCTGCAACAATTGGTATCAATCTTCTTACAGAGACTCTTGAAGTAAATGGTGGAGAAGGAATTGACGTAGCCGTAACTGGAGACTCAATTATTATCTCTGCAGAAGATGCAACCTCTAGCAATAAAGGTGTAGCAAGTTTTGACGCAACAGACTTTACAGTAACATCAGGCAACGTAGTATTAAATGCAGAAAGAGTTCAAGACATTGTTGGTGGTATGGTCACAGCGCCAAACACAGAGTCTGGAATTTCTGTAACATATAACGATACAGACGGCAAGCTTGATTTTGATACAAATGATTTTAGCATTACTCTTACAGGAGACGTAACAGGTACTGGAACAGTAACTAATTTAGGAAACGTTAGCTTTGAAGCCACAATTCAGCCAAACTCAGTAGCACTTGGTACAGATACAACAGGCGACTATGTAGCTACAATTGTTGGAACAGCAAACGAGGTTACAGTATCTCCAAATAGCGGAGAGTCTGCAGCAGTAACAATTGGACTTCCAGATGACGTAACAATTACCAATAACTTAACAGTTGGCGGAAACCTTAACGTAACAGGAACAATTAACTCAGTAAATACTACACAGGTTAATATCGTTGATAATAAGATTAATCTTAATACCGACTTTACAGGAACCCCAACGGTAGACGCTGGTATCCGTGTTGAGCGTGGATCCGCAAACGATGTTGAGATTCTTTGGAATGAAACATCTGATAACTGGACCTTAACAAATAATGGTACAAACTACCATGCGATTACAAGAAAGTATGTAGAGACACTTGGTACATCTGCAACTTCTTATACAGTAACTCACAATCTCGGAACCACCGATGTTTTGGTACAAGTATCTGAAACAGCATCTCCATACGCAAAAGTCGAGACGGATGTAGAATTAACCTCTACTTCAGCAGCTACAATTAAGTTTGCTACTGCGCCTTCAGCAGGAGAATATAAAGTCGTAGTTATCGGATAATAAAATGTCCAGAAAATTTAAAGTCCCGCTAAATCTCGTAGGACTAACGACCGATCCAGGATCTGCCACAAATGGTGATCTTTACTTTAACACGGTTTCAAATAAAGTAAGATACTATACACAAAATACTTGGCAAGATCTTGGTGCAGCAGCTGGCGGAGCCACTGTTCAAGTTAGTACAACGATACCAGCAACAGCAACAGAAGGTAAACTTTGGTACGACAATGATGATGCTCACCTTTATGTTTTTGATGGTACTTACTGGGTTGAAGTTTCAATTGGACCTGTTGGTCCTGCTGGTCCAACTGGATTAACTGGTGCAACTGGATCCCAGGGAATTCAAGGAATACAGGGAATTCAAGGTATTCAAGGAGCAACTGGAGCGACTGGTGCTGGTGTTGCAACTGGTGGAACAACTGGACAATATTTAGTAAAATCTTCAAACAATAATTACGAAACATCTTGGTCTACATTATCAGCAGCATCTTTAACATCTACAGATATATCTTATATAACTGGCGCAACATCTAACCTACAGACACAAATAAATACGCTTTCAACAAACCTAGGAAATACTCTAGATGACTATGTTCCAATCGGCGATGTTGGAATAGCAGACGGAGTAGCATCACTTGATTCATCTGGAAAAATTCCTATCGCACAACTTGGTAACCTTATAGATGGTGCCCCTGGTGCTTTAGATACATTGAATGAATTAGCAGCGGCAATAAATGATGATGCATCATATGCAGCAGGAATTACCACCGCCCTTGGAACTAAGATTTCAAACGCAGGCGGAGATATAATTGCATCAAGTTTAGCTTCAACTATACCATTAAGGATTAGAGGCGCAGCATCACAAACTGCTAACCTACAGGAATGGCAGAATAGTGCTGGTACAGTGTTGGCTAGGATTTCTCCTGCTGGCTCAGGTTTATTTGCTGGAGGATTAGACCTTTCAGGCGGAACTGGCGGAATTATTGGTGGTGGTGGATTAACATGTATTATTTTGGGAACAAATCGCAATATTCAAATTGGTGGAACTACGCCTTCTTATGGTGGCGGACAATCCGTAATTGGTATTACCAATGCTACAACCGTTCCATCATCAAATCCTACTAACGGCGGAGTATTGTACGTAGAATCAGGAGCGTTAAAATTTAGAGGCGCAAGTGGAATTGGTGCACAACTAGAATCCTATTCTGTAACAGATAAACCACTTATTGTAAAAGGATTTGCCTCTCAAACTGCAGACTTACAACAATGGCAGAATAGTGTTGGTACGGTATTAGCCAAAATTACTGCTTCTGGAGCATTAGATGCAACAGCAATTACAGTAAATGGATCAGCAATTTCTGGAGGTCTTTCTCCAGTAGCAGTTTCTACAAATATAACAATGGTGGCTAACACTAGATACTTTGTAGATACAGCAAATGATTTAACTTTAACTCTTCCAGCCACCCCAGCACTTGGCGCAGAAATAGAATTATACGATGCTTCAAATAACGCATTTACTAATGACGTAGTAATATTAAGAAATGGCCAAAAGATAAACGGACTTACAGATGATGCAGCCCTGGACATAAATGGATTTACGGTATCATTCATATATACAGGATCTACATATGGCTGGAGGATGAAATAATGGTAGTTAGACTATCTGGCACACAACCACAGGGCCCAAAACAATTAGAGACTTTAGAAAATAAGACGGTAGACGGAACTCAAAATACTGTTAGAGTAAATAGAGGGACTACGGCTAATCGGCCAATAGGTCCTGTTATCGGAGACTTGTATTATAATACAGAATTAAAAGATTTAGAACAATATACAGAAGATGGGTGGATGCTTGTAGCAAAACAAGTACCAAGAGTTCCTGCAATCGGAAGCGCAACTTTGGATGGAAGTAACAATGCCTCTGTATCATTTACTCCATCTGCTTATGGACAACCAGCATCATCATATACAGTTCAATCAAATCCTGGATCATTTACAGCAACTGGATCTTCAAGCCCAATATCTATATCTGGATCAAATTTAGAGGTTGGAACCCCATATACATTTAGGGTAAGGTCTGTAGGATCTTATGGACAATCTGCATATTCAGCATATACTTCATCAGTAACTCCAATTACTATGGGTAGTTATGAATCTATTCAAACTGTAACTGTTGGCGCTGGTGGAAGTTCAAGTATTAATTTTACTTCTATTCCATTAACTTATACTCATCTACAAATTAGAGTAATTTCTCGAGGCGCACAAGTTGCAACTAATTTTATGCGATTTAATGGCGATACTAATAGCAATTATAGTTCTCACTATATGTTTGGCGATGGTACTTACGTTAATTCTGGCACTCTCAATAGTGACAAAATGTATGCTTTTTTTAGCACCACTGTTGGTGGTTTTTTTGGCGGCGCTATTATAGATATTTTAGACTATGCAAACACTAATAAATATAAAACAATCCGTTCCTTATCGGGTGGCGATGAAAATGCTGCAGGTTATGCAGAGTTTCTTAGTGGCAGTTGGCGCAATACTAACGCTATTACATCTATTACATTAGTACCAGGATCTGGTAATATCGCTGAATATTCTCGATTTGCCTTGTACGGCATTAAAGGAGCATAATGGCATTAACATACGAAAAAATACAGACTACGACCCTAAGCAGTGCCCAAGCAAGCGTTACATTTTCTAGCATACCTGCAACATACACTGATTTAGTTTTAATAACTAATGGAAAAATGGTTTCAAGCGAGAATGCACTAGGTGTAAGGCTTAACGGTGATACTGGCTCTAATTATTCATCAGTTGCATTTTATGGAACTGGAGCAAGTCCTGGCTCAAGTCTTCGCTTTAATAACGGTGTTGAAATGTACGTTGCTAGAATGGGAGCTTCAACTAACTGCACAAGCATTATCCACTTACTAGACTATAGCAATACAACAACATATAAGACTGCTTTATCTAGGGGTTCTTCTAGTAGCATAATTATGACAACAGCAAATACGTGGCGTAGTACTGCTGCTGTTAATAGCGTTTTAGTTAGAGGATTTAGTTTATTCTCAGATTTTGCATCGGGTTGTACTTTTACACTCTACGGAATTAAGGCGGCATAATGGCTAATACATATAAATTAATTTCAAGTGTTACTGTTGATAGTGGTGGTGTAAGTGATATTACTTTTAGCAGCATACCTTCTACCTATACGGATTTAATTATTAAAGCATCAATTAGAGGCACTGGTACTGGCAGTCCTAACATGTTATTAGACATAAATGGAGTTTCAACTGGCAGAACTTCACAATGGTTGCAAGGAAATGGTTCTGGCAATGTTAGCTGTTACGCTTTCACAACTGGGGACATAGCCACAGCAAATACTACTAGCCAAACTGCAAGCACCTTTGTCAATCTTGAAATCTACCTTCCTAATTATTCTAGTACTAATTCAAAATGTTTTCATGTGGACAATGTGCAAGAAAACAACACTTCTCTTGCTTACATGGAGTTAATGAGTGGTTTTTGGTCTGGCACTTCTGTCATTTCTTCATTAAAACTTTCCATTTCTGGGCAAAACATTGCTCAATACTCAACCGCATATCTATATGGAATATCTAACGCATAAAGAGAGGAGAAATAATGTCAACCCTAACAAAACTTGTAGTAAATTGTGAGACTGGAGAAGAGCAAATTGTTAATCTTACTCCTGAAGAAATTGCAGATCGTGATGCTTTAGCCGCCGCTTATGAAGCAGAACAGGCAGCTATAGCTGCTGCAGCTCAAGCAAAAGCAGAACTTAAGGCTTCTGCAAAAGCTAAGTTAATTGCTGGACAACCACTAACTGCTGAAGAAGCAGATGTTTTGGTTATCTAAGCTCAAAAAATATACAGATTGAGGTATAATTAGAACATGCCAACAGTATTCCCAGCAAGTCCAACCGTCAACCAGACATATACAACTGGCGGAATAACTTGGCGCTGGACTGGAACATTGTGGGAACTATTTACAGATGTTGCACAGGTATTTGAACATGTCCATTCATATGACGGAGCAATTGTATCTGTAGGTGGAGCGGTTGCTACATTAGACGGAGGTGAAGCATGAGCGTATATACTAGAATTAAATTAAGAAGAGATATTGCTTCTGATTGGACTTCCCTTAACCCCACTCTTTTGGCGGGAGAAATTGGAATTGATACAACTAATAATAAAGTTAAAATTGGAACAGGCTCAGCTACTTGGACAGCCCTTCCATATGCAACATTAACACCAACTGAAATCAATTCTTTAATTACAGGACTACAAGGACAGATAGATGCCTTGTCAACAAACCTAAGTAACACCCTTGATGACTATGTATTAATCGGAGACGTAGCGCAGGCGGACGGAGTAGCATCACTAGATTCAAGCGGTAAGGTTCCAGCTTCACAATTACCAGCAGGTCTAGCAACAACTACAGATGTATCTACAGCAATATCTAATTTAGTAGATTCTTCCCCTTCAACATTAAACACTTTAAACGAGCTAGCGGCGGCTTTAAACGACGATGCTAATTATGCAGGAACAATAACTACAGCTCTTGGAAACAAGGCTCCAATAGCCTCTCCAGCCCTTACAGGAACGCCTACAGCTCCCACCCCAGCGGCGGGAGACAGTACAACAAAAATTGCTACTACCGAATATGTTCAAGGATCCCTTGGCATGGTAATGGCATTAGCCTTATAAGTCCTTAAATGGTAAAATTTGTTAGGAGATAAATATGTCAGCAGTACAATTTGATTTAACCAACTTCAACTCCGTCATACAGGCGAAGATGAATCAGCTGCATTCAACTACATCTGCAAACGATATGATTCTTATCCTAAAGGCATTAGAGTCTGCATACTCTACAATTTTAAATGGTACTGCAATTAATACTGCAAATGCTATTACAAGTATAGGTGATACTAAAGTAGCCGCAGTAAATACTGCAGGAACTACACAGGTATCCGCAGTAAATACAGCAGGAAGCACACAGGTTGGTCTAGTAAATACAGCTGGAACAACTGGAGTAACAAATATTAATACAAATAAAACAACAGCGCTAACAGAAATAGATGTGGCAAAAACACAGGCCGTCGCATTAGTAACAAGTTCTGCTGGCGGAACTAATCCGTTCTTGTTGATAGGAGCATAATAAATGGCAACAGATTATAAAATTTTAGGACAGGCACAGGGTGTAAATGCACCAGCACAAGAAAATATAAATCTTTATCCAGATCCAAACCACGAAAGATATACTTCAGAATTTAACCCAAACGCTAGCGCAACAAATGCTGTTGGAAATGCAAACAACAGTATCTGGGTCTGGGATCCAGCAAGCCATAACACATCACACGCAGAACAACACTGGCCTATGAGCAACTCTACTCATGGAGGAACACAGGCATCTGGAAGAACAGGACATGTTAGATTTTCTTCACATGAGAATACTGGAGGATCACACTCACAAGGCGTAGGCCACGCAAGATCTTGGTTTCTAGATCCAGATAGAACTGGAACACTGACTGCTGGAAAAACATACACAATTAATCTTTGGGCACATGCTACAGTTGATTCTCATAATCACCACGCACAACATGGACAAAATAGCTTACAGTTTTGGGATGGAGCTGCATGGCAAATTGTAGTTGGAGGATTTGCAAGTCAGGTAGCAAGCCATATTAACGACGTAAACAATACCCATGCTGGTATTAATCAAATTCAAACAAATGCTGCTGGCACCAGACAGGCCTGGTCTTCTGGCTGGTGTAGATATTATAGAACATTTACAGCACAAGCAACAGATAAATTTAGAATGAGAGTAAATCTAGGAACTCACAACTCTAGCGTATGGCAGAGACTTTCCTTAGATAACGTATATGTTGCAGAAGGAGCAATTCCACGGGCACTTATTCCAGATAAAGCTCCTGACGGAACAAGCGGAAATCCCGTAGCTATTCATACACCACCTTTTACAACAAGAGCAGAAGGATGGGCTGTATTGCCATATCAATCTACAACAACAAGAAAATTTACAGGAGAATGGCAAACTATTTATCAGGTCCCAGATCTTGTAGGTGCAAGTGCAGTATGTTCTACACTAACAATTACAAATACTGGATCTACTGCAAATACATACAGAGTAGCAATTCAAAAGTTTGGTGAAACCCTTACACACAAACATATA